GTGTTTAAGAGTCAACTGCGCTTTCATTCTCTCTTTAGCAGGATCTGTTCCTTCTGTTTGATATCTAACTTTCATACGACGAAGATGATGTGATCCTTTTGGATCTTCAACAGAAACTAATGTATGACCGATTTCTCTTGGATCATATACATCTAGTTGGTGCTCCGCATCAAGATCAGATTCGCTATCTTTATCTTTATCAGATTTTGATGTTTCAGATTCTTTTACGCTGTAATTGTAGAATGTCAAGAAACCTTTAGTCTTACCTGTTGGCTTCGTGATATCTTGTTTAGCACCAGTATCAGATGTAGATGGCTCTAACTTATCTGTGCCGTTTGGTTGTATGACTCCTTCTTTCATTTCTTTTTCTTCCTTAGGTTTAACATCTTTGATCCATTTGGAAACAAGATTACCAGATTGTTCTTTTAATAGTAAATGATTCGAACCACGCTTAACAATTGTATACAATTCTCCATTTGATACTACATTGTCGCCTTCGTTAAAAATCTCTCCACGAAAATATTGTTCACGAAGTTTATCTTTAACTAAAATTAAGTTTTCTTTGACTGGATCTAAACCCAATCCATGACGAACATCGTTCATTAGACGACGACCATCAAGTTCACGAATGTTGCTTGGCAACTTCTTTTTAAATTGTTCGTACAATCCTTTAGTTGCCAGTTGCTTCATTTTAGCAAAGTTGGCATCAGGATTCTTTTCCGTGATTGGAATAATTTGAATGGAGGTATTTTCTTTAACAAGTTTCTTTAGTTTATCAACTTGTTCGCTTCCAGTAACTATTACAATTTTCTTGTATTTCTTACCTAGTTCTTCGAGGAGATTGTTAATCTTGGACTCGTTCACAGACTTGAACTTAGTCTTGGGGAACATTAACTTTAAGTATTGTTCCTTCTTCTCTTCTTGAATTAGGCTATCTTTAGTGGATGCGTAGATGACGTGATCAGTATTCTTTTGCTCTGACAGTCTATTGACAGTTTTTACCAACAACTCATGTGCTGTAGTTGGAGGATCAAAATCTCCGAATGCACAGACTAGTGTAGTCGAGGGTAATTCTTTTATTAGTTGTCTATAATCTTTCATACGATCCATCTATAAAGTAGTACATACTTATTTAGGAGTTTGTATCCTTACATAGCGGATAGTAAAGCCGATGCTGCAGAAACGATCCAACGACAGGCGATCTCGTCTGATGCCAGTTCTTGTTGGGCACGAATATCAGCGATCTCTTGCAGAAGGAATGCATACTCTTCAGAGGTTAGTTGTCCTGCAGCATAGTTCTCATGAATCACTAGGAGTTCGTTTGCCAATGATGCTGCTGGACCACCTAGTCCAGCTTGCTCTCTTAAATCGTTGAGGATACTCATTTTCTTCCTTTCCAAGCATCGATGGTTACATCAACTCTTGTTCTATTAAGTTTAACAATACTTTCGCAGAATGTATTACTCTTGCTGTCTTTTGCTTTCTTTAATGCTTCTTCCATCTTTCCGAATGACTCAGATTGAGGATCACCTCTTTCGGAAGAGTAAACCTTCAAAGTTTCTACTTTGTCTAGAACTGATTGCCAGTTAGACTTATCTTCACAGCTAATCTTACTTAGTCCTACTTTAACATCTATCACATGACCAAACATGACTGGGTCATGTGGCTTAGGAAAGATTATGGCACAGCCAGAAAGAACTACTAATGATAGTACTAGGATTAATCTTTTCATTGCATAGCCTTTCTAAGATCGTTATATAAAGCATCTTTGTGTTCTGGTTTCATCTGGCTGGATAGGTGAGAATGAAATTCTTCTTTCTTACCTGCAGATGCTAATGCTCTTAGTTTAGTTCCAGAGACACCCTCAACACCCGTAGCGTTTTCATCTCGTTTACCAGCATTCTCAAAAGAAATATCTTTGAAGTTATAGTAACCATGAGCACCCTTAACTCCATTATACTTCTTGAGTAAGTCTGACATTGGTCTACGATCTTCACCACCAGCAAAGTGTAGATGAGTCACACCCTGATCATGAAGTGCTGCTGCTTGATGTAAAAGAGTCGGTTTAGTTTTATCAGCAACTGTTATATTAGTTCCAGGAAATGCATTCTTGGCATGTTTTAGTTTTTGCTCAGGAGAAAGAGGATTCTTACCTTTCTTCTTATCAGCTGGAGTAGTATCTTGAGAACCAGATAGAACTAGAGTATGACCACCACTAAATTTCTTGGCAGTATCATGCATGTGTTGAACTAGTTTTTCATGACCAGCAGTTGGTGGATTCATACGACCAAATGTAAGTGTGTGGTGATTTTCAGAAGCATTAGTATTACCTGCCTGAGCACCACGAGACTTCAATAAGTTTTGTTTGGCAAACTCTGCACGATTGATTAATTTGGTTGGCTCTGTCACACCATTGTGAGTGTGATTGTATACAAACCCTTCTGGCTTGGAAGCAACACCACCAATAGAATGATCATATCCACCTTCGTTTGATTCAAGACTACTGACCAATTCATTCTTGGCATTGGCAAGATGACCATGCATCTTTAGTAGATTGTCATAGTGTTCTTTGTTCTTATCAATGTGTCCCAACTGAGCACCAGCATTATCCATAATCTCTTGCTTCTTGGCAGGAGTTTTAATTTTATCAAACTTCTTCTTTAACTGTTCTGACACATGGTTTTTAAATCCATCGCTGGTAGGAGTCTCACCTGTGCGAATTGTTTGATTGATATAAGTTGCTAGATGTCCTGATTCACCACTGTGCTCTGGGTGAATTGCGTCATACATCTTGGCACCATGAGTCTCATGAATAGTCTTGGCTTTGGATAATTCACTAAGAACTTTCTGTTGAGATTGTTCAGAGTATTGTGCACCTCCAGCATCGTAGCTGGCAGTATGATGATAGATGTCTGGATGAGAACCAAAGTCTCCTTCAGAAACATTGCCAGTGGCACGCATGTTGCTTAGGTTAGTACCTTCGTATTTGGTATGAGTAACTAAACCAAATTTAGATTTGTTAATTGCTGCAGCCTTGTCACCCTTTGCACCATAAGTGATAGTGTTTGGTGTGAAAGAAGTTTTGTCTCCTTCTTTCTTAAGATCAGGTTTAGTGAACATCACATCACCTTGGAATACACCTTTCTTTGGTGCAATCTTTGGAGCATGTTCTAATGCTGCTTTAAGTTTTTCTACAAGACCTGGAGCATGACCATGATTTCTCTCGATATCTTCAGGAGTGTAATTTAATTTTGGGTTTTTATTAAATGCAGACTTTGACGCTACAAAGAATTTGCCAGTTTCTGGATGATGTCCATAAACCAAAGATGGTGAACCATCATACTTCATGGTCAGTTTGTTGGAGTTCATACCTTGTTTGGTATGAAAGTGTGCACCATGTAAGGCATCATACGCATGTTGGAATCCGTCTGCTCCATGGAACAGTGGACGATCCTCAGCATGAGTGATGTGTTTAAGTTTTGCACCTTCTTCGGTCGGTGCACCTTCAGTCAAAAAGTCTTTAAATCCTAGCATCATATTACTATTATACTCCAAGTTGCAATTAGTGTCAACAATAACCCTACAGAATTGAGGGGATTATTGTAGTTTGAATGTGCCATTTGCACCCTTGTGAGCACCAGAGGATGCTTTAATCGTATAGCGAGCAGCAACAACTGGCTTGCCAGTTTTAGCATGGATACCTTTAATAGTAACCCCTATTCCCTTTCCTGGAACTACATGCAAAGAGTCTGGTTTAAATTGCGACAAATGTTCATCGGCTAAACTGTGCATTGGCTTAATAACAGATTCTGCTTCTCCGCTATCCTTAACTTTACTGTGCACAACTGTATGCTCAATGTGAGTATTCGGTGATACATTTTGACGAATGATATTTGCCAAATCTTCTGGCTTATGTTTTGCCATACCTGCAGCAAACGATTGAGCCATCTGAGTTCTTGCAGCGAGGTCAGAAGCACGAGCAGTTTGTGCTCTTTGACTTGCTTGTTGACGAAATGCTTCTTGTTTCTTTTCTGGTAGTGCATCATGTGCTTGGATAAATTTGTCCAAGTGTTCATGCATGATTTTCTTTTTACCAGAGAGTTTCTTACCTGCTTGAATATCAGCAAGACCCTCAGCATGTTTCTGACGAATGTCGTTAATAGGCATTTCGTCAATCTTAGTTTGAATGTTTCTTTGATCAGCTGAACCATTATGACCCAGTTTTTCCATAGCATCAGTGTGATGCTGCATTGGTGCAGTGAGTGAACCTGCAGATAGTTTAGCAGTTTTCTCTAATGCAGCAAGTCCTGGATTACGATAGTTCGGTTCCTGTGAACCATACTTGGCAGAAATGCCATGATGTCCAATTGGCTTACCTTCTTTATTGTGTAGCGTAACAATCAGGTCAGCGTTAGAGTTTACATCTTTAACACCAGTAGTCTTCTCATGGTCGCCAGCAACATTTGTTTTGTCAGCGTTAGATGTCCAGTGAACATTGCCGATGTGAGCATGATCACCAGTATGTCCTTTGTCCTGAAGATGTTTTTTAAATGCTTCTGCAGAT